AATCGTGTTGACCAATTGGCAAATGCCGTCAGAATCACCACCGGAAACAACCGCTGTAGCCGTTAAGGTGGTATTAGTGTCAGAGTCCACCGTAACGCCCGCATCAGCCGCCCAAGAGGATGTGGAGATCGTATCGCCAAGCGGTGCGAGTTTGTCAGCCCAATCAATCGTAAATGGCTCGATGCTGTCAGGGTCTTTAACAGCGGTGTAAGTGCCGTCCGGTGTGGCGGGATAGTAGTTATCCGCATACGAATAACCCTGCCCTGAGCCGTAGGGAAGCGTTGACGGGTACTGAATATCACCAACCGTCTGACCCAACAGCCGCAGCGTAACCATGCCCTTCTCAGCCCGATCAGCCAGCGCAATGGTCGGCTCCGCGTCAAACTGCGGGGCCATTTCAACGGCTAGATTGTAGATAATGCCGCGAATCGCTCCAGGCGCTACCGTTACCGTATCCGACACGCTATCAACGTCCGTCCAGCCCAAGTGGATACCGTTGACCTCAAAGTCAGCCATCATTGCGTTAAGCGCATCAATGGAGTCAGCGTATTCGTCTGCCTCTAAATCAGCCTCCGAAGCCTGCACCAGAATCAACTGCAAGGCGGGTTTAACGATATTAAGTGCGGTAGTCAAGACTCTACTCCTGTGCCTTCTTTACCATCCAATTGCCGTCAGAATCAACGCGCCTGTTCTTCCAGTGGATAGCGGGATCAAACTCCACGCCAGAAGCGTCTACATCCTCGGCAGGCGCTTCCTCTGGAACTACCGGCTCCCAACCAAGGGAAACCGCGTAGTCAATCGTTTCTTCAAGTTCGTTAGTTGTAATCTCAATACCGCTAGGTTTGATCCAGGTAATCATTTTATTCTCCGCAGAAAAGGGGCCGAATAAACGACCCCACACTTATCAAGATGCCTGTGTCAAGGTAATGCCGCCGTCAGCGTTTGCCTGACCACTGACATACCAAGATGTGCCGTCAGATACCAAGTCAACATAGTCACCAACAACAGCCACACCATCAACAAAGGTGATCGTGTCACCGTCTGCAATGTACGGGCCATCTTCAGTAGTATCAACTTCAAGTTCATTGATGCCGCCGATAATGATATTGGCTGATGAAGCGGTAACTACGGTGTAGCTAGCACTTGCGGGCGCGGCCTTGACTACAAACTTGAACCGCAGACCAGCAGCCGGTGAGGGCAGAGTGGTAGCAAATTCGGTTGCAGAGTTCAGGAAGAAAGTCTTGCCCGAATCAGCCGCTGTAAGGGTGGATGCCGCCGTAAGGTCGGCTACACTGGATGATGTATCCAGAACGTTTTTAATCTCGTCAAGTGAGAGTGATGTTCGGGAGCCGTCACTATTCACCATCTCAAGTGTGGAATTGATACCAAGCCGCAATAGTTTTGATAGGTACACCTTGCGGAGTGAAATATCAAAGAACCGCATCAATCCTAAGCCCTGGTCTGTGTCTGCACTGGTTGCCATGAGAAACCTCTCTTAGTGATGGTTAAAGAAAAAGGGGGCCGAAGCCCCCTAGTTCCCGGTCAGAAAGACCTAGCGGAGATTTATGCGCTTCCCCAACCCTGACCCGCATAGTACGGGTTCAAGCAACCAAATGCGGGCAGCAAGTCGAAACGTACTGACTGCTGGTTCTTGTCGCCGTCTGCGTACTTGCTCACGCGGATAGACAGACCGTCTGCCGTGGTGCCCACGGTATCGGTAGAATATAGCTTGGGCAATTTCACTGACGCGATTGCAAATGCATCGGGGTGCCAGAAGAAATTGGGGCTATAAGTCGTGGACGCATCACCAAGTATGGTGATAACATCGCCCGCTGCAACTGCGGCAGAAGTCGAATTGTACGCGCCATCGGCCTCATAGATTGCGGGCCCAGAAACGGTAACAGTGACTTCACCACCAGAAGCCGTTGCATCAGCCGTTACAACACCACTCCACTTGACTACCGGAGAAATTGCGTCATGTGTTGACAGGTTGGTACGGTACTTGCCAGTTACCTCAACAATCTCACCAGCCTTAATCGGCTGAGCAGCGGTCACGGCTTCGATGACAATAGTCTGAGTCATCGTGTCCTTGGCAGTAGCGTAGGTAACATCAATGCCAGCGGCCTTGATCGTACCAGCGCGGTCAGCACCAGCACCAGAAGTTACGCTCGGAAGCGTGGTGCAGGACATAACCTTGAGGTTAGCGAAGTCCTCAGACAGGATAGCCCGCTCATGTGCAGACTTAACCAGACCACCAGCAACACCGCCAGCCCCCAGCGAGCGCTGGTTAGAGGCGAGTGAAGTCTTGGTAAACGGATTAACCGCAGCACACCAGGGCTTGTCCATCGGTACGCCGTGGGCTTCAAGCATGGCGCTCCAGTTAGCAACGTGATCCCAAGTGCTTGCAGCAGTGCCGTAAGTACCAGCATACAGACCAGCGCGAGAGTGCATATAAGATGCAAAGCTGCGTTCCAGGTCTACGGCAATACGGGTAGCCATCGGAGCAAGAATCTGGTCAAGTTGATCCATTTTCAGTGCTTCGTCAACGCTGTTAAAGTCAGCAGCCACGGTAATGTAGTTCTGCGTGGTCGCCGTTGCCTTACCGCTGATGATTGAGGATTTCGTTGAACTGGAAATATCACCAGCCGCCGTGGAAATGCTCTTGTAATCGTGCGCCCGCTTGATGTCGATATTGGTGCCTGAAGCGGGGGTGAAAGAACCCTGGAAAAGTTGAGTGTTCACGTTCTTAGACAGAACGCGAGCAGACTCAAACCCTTTCAGGAATGAACGCATCAACTTCCGTGAGAAGTTGGAGTCAAATGAATTAGCCACTTATGGCCTCCTATTCGTAGGTCGCTCCGGGCGGGCCATCTTCTGACGGCGGTGCGCCACCACCACCCAGTGTTTCTGGGGGCTTCGGAGCAGAGGTTGATTTGGGTTTGTTTTGGACGTTTGGCGCAATTGCAGTAGCGATATAGGCCGCTGCCATCATCGGTGACATACTGGAAACCTTCTCCAGTTCAGCCGGATTCTTTGCAAGGTGCATCGTGATCAATGGCCCTTGCTCGTTCTCCAGAATGAAATTGCCGATTTCTGGCGCAACAAATGATGCAACATACGGCCCTGCCGTAGCGAGTTCTGAAGGGTCTACGCCTAACGTTCCAGCGCGTTCCTTGTATGCGTTGCCTCGCTTGATCAGGGCATCCTGTGCTTCCTGTTGTTGCCTTAACCCTTCCCTGCGTCTTGCCTCTGCCATGAGCGCCTGCTTGGTTTCCCAAGTTGAACGCTCCCTAACTGCCTTATCCCGTTCCTTGATAAGTTCATCGTGGTTCGGGTCAAACGGGTCAGGAATTGGCGGGATTTCAGGGGCGGCATCCTGTGGTAATTGCCCCTTGACCTTTTCAAGTTCTGCCCTGTACGCCTCTGCCTGTCGCTCGGCTTCCCTTCGATGATAGGTCTGTCTTGCAATGACCTTCTGTAACCATTCGGGCTGTTCCTCGGCCTCCGGTTCTTCCTCTACCTTTTCCGCTTCCTGCGGTTCTTCGGTTACGTCCTCATTTTCAAGGATTTCAGAGTCTTCCGGTGCTGATTCGGATTCGATTACGGCTTCTTCAGCCGCTTGCAGCTTTTCTTCTGTCATTTCGTGCCTCTTACGAGTAGGAGTGCCTGGAAAACTGTCCAGTGGCAGGGGCATACGCCCATTAAAAAGCCCCGGTTAAGGGGCTTGTGATCTGTGCCTTGCTTATGGCGCAAGTAGCCGTGAATAAGTGCGGGGCAGGCCGTATTCCACCCGCTAAGGCGGCAGCCCGTATTCCCCGCTTAAACTGTCAAATTTGGTAGCGGTTAACACCATAGATCGCTCACGCAGCAAGCCTCACAAATTCTTTAACAACCATCATTATCAGCCTGTCCTCGTCACGTAACTGCTCAAACCAGTCATCGTCAGGGCCAAGCCCTAAGCGGTACGGTTCATCTTCCGGCTCAGGTTCGCTACAGTCGCTATCAAGCCCATCAGCGGTCTGGAGCGTGCTGTCAGCGGTGACAAGCGTTGAATCGGCGTACCAAGTACACTCGCAGAACGGATCGTATCCGTCTGCCGTCTGTGCGGTGGAATCGGCTGTAACATCGGTGCTATCCGCTGTCCAGACGCATTCTTCCGTTTCGTCAACAAAGCCATCTGCTGT